CGCATATTTAGCGACATAACTTGGAAGGACGCTACCATGGCAAATGAAGATGTAGTTCAAGAAATTGAAGAAGAAATTAAAAAGGCAAAAGGTGAGCCTGAAGATTTCCAAATAGAAATAACCGAGGATCCTGCTGAAGAGGCTAAAGATGTTGCTGAGGAAAAAGCAGCTGAGGAAAAACAGCAAGAAGACGATTATGGTCCAAAGGTTCAAAAGCGAATTAAAAAGCTTGTAGACCAAAGGCGAGAAGCAGAATTAGAGACTCGTCGTATACAAGAGCAAAATGCACAATTAGAGGCAAGGCTCTCTCGTTTGGAGCAAGGTTCGGTAAAAAGCAATGAAGAAGCTTTTAATCAACGCTATGCCCAAACTAAGGCTGCACTGACCAAAGCAGTTGAAGAAGGTGATACTGAAGCTCAGGTAAATTTTCAAGAGCAAATGGCAGATATGCGTGCTGCTATGCGAATTGCTGATTTACAAAAGCAACAGCGTGCTCAGCGAGCTGCATCGCCAACAGTTGGCAGAGCTCAACAGGTTGCGCAGAATCCAGCACCTAAAAAAGCAATGGACTGGTGGGAAAAGAATCGTTGGTTCAATACTGCTGGTTTTGAGCGAGAAACTGCTGCTGCAAGGTCTATAGATGTTCAGCTAGATATAGAAGGATATGATAAAGATTCTGACGAATATTATGACGTTCTTAATAATCGTTTACAAAAAGTGTTTCCTGAGTTACAATCAGGATCAAGTCCGTCTAAGACAAGAACAAAAAGTAGACAACCAGTTGCGCCAACTACAGGCGGTTCATCTTATAAGGGCAATAGAGTGCGTATGTCACAGGAACAACTTAGGATGGCTCGTGAACTTGGAATTACAACAGAGGCAGGTCTCAAACAATACGAGGCTGAAATCAAAAGACAGCAAAGGAACCAGTCATGACTGAGAAAAGAAACGTGCGTGCGAACGAAACTCGAACTTCCACCAGAGATGAGCAATCTCGCCCAGATACTGCGTGGAAACCACCATCATTGTTGGATGCTCCAGAGCCTCGTCCAGGATACACCCAACGATGGATTGCTACCTCGATTCAGGGTAAAGACACCCCAGATAACGTGTATAAACGTATGCGTGAAGGCTGGGAACCTCGCAAAGCTGACAGTGTGAAAGAGAAGTTGTTTCCGACTATCAATCATGGTCAGTGGGCAGGATCAATTGGAATTGAAGGAATGTTACTTTGCGAAATGCCAGTAGAAAAGCATAGAGCAATGAAAGATTATTACCACAATCGTAGCGTTGAAGCTAATGAGTCAATTGCAGGAGATCTCGAGGCATTAGGACGAAAAACAGGACAACCTATCTATCAGGATAGGAAGTCTTCAATGAGCCGTGGCAGGGATCTCTCTGTTATGGAAGATTAAACTTTACGCTGAAAGGAGCGAATAATGGCTAATGTTGATGCAGCCTTTGGGTTTGTCCCAGTTCGCCATATGAGTGGTAATATTCCTCGTGCTAACAAGTACACTATTGCTAGTGGTCTTGCTGAGAACATCTTTACAGGTGACTTGGTAATTCTGATTAACACTGGTTTGCTTACTCCGCACACTGCAACAGAGACCAATAACATTGGTGTTTTTGCTGGAGTATCTTATACCGCATCAGATGGTTCATACGTTTATAGTGAATACTGGCCTTCGGGCACAGTTGCTACAGACATCATCGCATATGTATATGATGATCCATATACTGTGTTTAAAGTACAGTCCGCAGGAGCACCTGCTCAGACAAATATCGGTAATTGTGCCGATGTTGTTGCTGGGGCAGGATCTACTGTGACTGGTCAATCAGGTTTTGAAATCTCTGGAACAATGGCAGCTGGTGCTGCTACTTGTAAAATCATCGCTCTTTACGATGCACCAGACAATGCTTTCGGAACCAACGCTGTCATGGAAGTGCTTATAAATGAGCACATTCTAAAAGACAGTGCAGGCATATAGGAGGGTATGAATAATGGCTATGAATAGAGCACAATTTGCTAAAATGCTCGAGCCAGGACTGAATACTCTTTTCGGTCTTGAATACGACAGCTATCCACCAGAATATGCAGCAGTATTTTCTTCGAATACTTCTAACCGAGCATTTGAAGAAGATGTATTGTTGCAAGGTTTTGGCTCAGCACCAACTAAAAACGAAGGTGCTGCTGTTTCATACGATACTGGTAGTCAGCAATGGACTGCACGTTATCAGCATGAAACTATTGCTTTGGCGTTCTCAATTACTGAGGAAGCTGAAGAGGATGGTCAATATGGTTCGATTGCATCACGCTACACTAAAGCACTCGCACGCTCAATGTCTTCTACTAAAGAAATCAAAGCTGCGAATGTTTTAAACAATGCACAAACAGCTGGCTTTACAGGTGGCGACGGTGTTGTACTTTTAAGTGCATCTCACCCAACTACCAACGGAAACCAGTCTAATGTGTTGGCAACTGCTGCAGACCTTTCTGAGACTTCACTTGAGTCTATCCTTATCCAGATTGCGGATATGAAAGATGATCGTGGTCTTCGAATTGCTGCTCAAGGTACACAGTTGATTATTCCAACTGCTTATACCTTTGTCGCAGAGCGTTTGTTAGAATCACAGCTTCGCACTGGTACAGCTGACAACGACATCAATGCTATCAAGTCTGGCGGTTATCTGCCACAAGGATACCATGTGATGCGTCGTTTGACTGACTCAGATGCGTTCTTTGTTCAGACAGATGTTCCTGATGGCTTGAAAATGTTCCAGCGTTCGCCTATGAAAAAAGGCATGGAAGGTGACTTCGAAACTGGTAATGTTCGCTACAAAGTGCGTGAGCGTTATTCATTCGGTTTCACTGACTGGCGTGGAATTTTCGGCACAGAAGGTGCTGCATAAAAATTATGGAGGGGAGCTTGTCTCCCCTTCTTATTATCAACTTGACAGCGAAAGCTGACTCTAGCCACGACAAGGAGATACAACATGGCTAATACAACATTTACAGGACCAGTCATTTCTAATGCTGGTTTTCAAGTCTCACCAGTAGTTCTTGCTGATGGTGATATTACAATAACAAAAGCAACACATGGTGGAAGAATAAATTTAGTTCCAGATGGTGGACAAGACAACACCTATACATTACCTGCACCAGAAGCTGGTGTAGCATATAGGTTTGTATATGCAGGTGGTGCAGCTGACGCAACCGATGCAATAATCGTAACTCCAGGAAATACTAATTTTTACGTTGGTGGAGTAACCTTTTTAGACACAGATGGAAACGAGGTAAGTTCGGTTTTTTCTGATGGTAATTCAAACAGCAGCATTCAATTAAATGTTCCTGCTGGATTTGATGTTACAATTATTGGTACAGATTCAACGAATTATCAAATTTTTGGTAATGTTACATCAACAACAGCACCTGCTTTTGCTGATCAGTAATAGAGGATTTTAATTAGGTGGGGGAAACCTCACCTATAATTTAGGAGAAATTAATGGCAGATCTTACGACGTCAACAAAAATTTCAGAAAGTTCTCGTGAAGTTGTTTTTGCTTTTCAGTATCAGTATGTCGACACAGGCGATGAAAGTGCAGTTTTAAAAATAGATGTTTCTGGATTAACTGCGGATGCAAATGGTAATGCCTGCACAGGAATTAGAATTGCAGAGTGTTGGTGGGTTATTAAAGCAATGACTGTTGAGGTTCTTGCAGATGCTGACACAGACATAATAGTCCTGCATCTTGACGAGGGTCAATCTGGATACCAAGACTTTTCTAAGTTCGGTGGTTTACCAACAAGTTCAAGTTATGGTGCAAATGGAACTGGTGATATTAAATTTACAACGACTGGTGCTGGTGCAGCAGGTGATGCATATCAAGTTGTTATCAGAGGGATTAAACAGTATTAATGGCACTTTCCGGAACAGTAGCATTTAGACCAGATGTTGAAGAGGTAATAACTGAAGCCTATGAGCGTTGCGGAATAGATCCGCAAACTCGAACAGGAGATCAGGCAGTTTCCGCTCGACGAAGTTTAAATTTATTGTTCTCGGAATTTGCGAACAGAGGTATTAATTATTGGGCAGTAACTCAAAACACTTTAACATTGGCTGACGGAACAACCTCTTATACTTTACCAGCAGGAACAATAGATATTATAGATGCTGTAATAAGAGAAGGCTCAACAGACCAAACAATCAATCGAGTTACAATATCCGAATACAACCAGATTCCGAATAAAACAACTGAAGGCAAACCAAGCCAGTACATGCTTGATAAGCAATACACTCCTGTTATTTATTTCTGGAATGTTCCTGATAAAACATATACTCTAAATTATTGGGCAGTAAATCAACTCGATGATATAACAGCTTCTAATCAAGATACAGATGTTCCTTATCGTTGGAGCGACTGTATTTCCGCTGGACTCGCAGCCAAGTTATCTATTAAATATGCACCTGATAGATTTCAATTATTAATGGCGAAATATGCAAAAGGCAAAAAATCATATGCGATAAGCGACCGAGGTGGCCAAAGAGTAAGATATACTCAGCTAAAGACCACTTGGGATGGTTTGCGTGTTGCACCTGATGAGTGGGAACCAAAGCACCCACAGCTAACTCCTGCGAAAAATGTTATAGATGCTCAGCAACTTTTCCAACCAAGATCGACTGGACAAAGTCAAGAAGATGTTATTGTATATATCGGCTATGCTTTCGATCCATTTACACCGATACAAGACAGACCACCAGTCGGCTGTCCTGGACATGGAAGATCTGGTTTAATAGATAGCACAGACCTTGTACAAAATAGGACTGTAAATGCAACAGGTTCTGCTGGGGCAGGTGCAGTTGGCAACACAACTCCTGAGATATTAACTGTTGTCACTGCAACAGGTGTTCCTGGAATTGGTGGTGTATCAGTTCAGACTTCAGTTTCTTATGTAGGTTATTCTGTAACTGTTGCTCCTGGATCAGGAGACAGATTTTATATTGACTCTGTTCTTCAGCAGCAACTTTATTTGCAAAAAGGCCAAACATATAGATTCGATCAATCAGACTCTTCTAACTTAGGCAATGCATTCAGATTTAGCACAACTTCTGGAGGCACTCACAGTGGCGGTTTTGAATATACCACAGGAATAACAACCAATGGAACTCCTGGATTTCCTAATGCTTACACAGAAATAACTGTTGATTCAAGTGCACCAGAATTAAATTATTATTCTGAAGAGAATGATGAGCTGGGTGGACGTGCTTTCACACCAGCCTCTGGAACAATTTCTTTTAGCATGACTGTTGCGAATCCAGGAAGTGGAAATAAATATTATATCGACACTGGTGGTCCTGCTCCGACAATAAGTATGACAGAAGGAAAAACATATAGATTCGACCAGTCTGATTCTTCTAATAGTAACCATCCTATGAGATTCTCAACAACTTCTGGTGGTTCTCACAGTGGTGGTTCAGAGTATACAACTGGGGTTACAACTAATGGCACTCCAGGAAGCGCAGGAGCATACACCGAAATAACAGTTGCAGCAAGTGCACCGACACTTTACTATTATTGCACAAACCACTCAGGAATGGGTGGCAAGCTTAATACTCTAGGAACTACCCCAGCAACATCTCCTGGAATAACTCTTGACCAAGAGTTTAATGCAACAGGTTTGGCTGGCACTGGAGCAGTTGGTGCAGAAGCACTTGAGCTTTCTATAGCTGAAGCAGGTGTGGCAGGAACTGGTGCAGTTGGTACAGAAGTTGTCGAAGCTATTATAAATGAAACAGGAGTTGCAGGAACTGGTGCAACAGGCAATCATGGTGAATCGAACGATGAAGTAATACAAATTTCTATACCTGAGTCTGGAGTTGCTGGTTTAGGTGGTGTTGGTTCTGTAATTGAGAGGAACTTGGAATCAGTAACAGGTGTTGCTGGAATTGGTGGTGTTGGAAATGCCACTAATGTTGAAGTTAATCTAGCTTGGAGCGATGGTGCTTGGAATGAAGGAGCTTGGGGTCAATAATGAGCTATACAACTTTAAAAGCAAACATACAGAATTTTGTAGAGGACGACTCAACAGAGCTTACTAATTCAATAGACACTATAATTGCTCAGGCTGAAGAGATGGTTTTTCAAAGACTGCCTAATCTTCCTTGTTTTAGAAAAGTAACGACTGGTAATCTTGTTGTCGGAACTTTTGATTATACAGTTGCCACAGCGAGAATGATAAGACAAGCTTCGATAACAGACTCAAGCGGAAATGTTAATTATTTGGATCATAGGATAGATTCATATTTAAGGGATTATTGGCCAAAGTCAAGCACGACTGGAACACCAATAATGTATAGCACGAAAAACGCAACAAC